CGCTGGGGAAGCGTTTGTAAGTGTGATAAACATACGCTTACTTAGTCGCGGATTGTAGCACGATAAATAAAGATAAACAGGATAATCACATGCAGTATTTCTACGACTCACAAGTAAGACGCTTTGTACAACAATTTGCGGCTATTTTTTCGCAAGTTGATGTTCAGTACGGCAGCGATCCTCAGGGCAACCCTATCTTACATCGTGTGCCTGTTGTTTTCGGCAATGCTTCTCGTCAGGCAGCGGCTATCCGTAGTGATAACTCGCCCAACAAGTTGTTGAGTGCTCCACTAATCTCGATTTATATCACTGGTCTAGAGTATGACCAGAAGCGTACCCAAGATCCTACGTTCCTAGACAAAACTACTGTTCGCCAACGATACTATAATCAGGACACTGGTCAATATGAAACAACACAGGGCAACGCATTTACAGTTCAGCGCCTAATGCCCGTACCATACACTCTACGACTAGCAGTAGATATATGGGCTACTAGTGAACAACAGCGATTAGAGATTATCGAACAACTGGGTATCCTATTCAACCCTAGCTTAGACATTCGCAGTAATGATAACTTTGTTGACTGGAGTAACTTATCGGTTGTCTATCAGGATGGCCTATCATACAACAACAAGAGTATACCACAGGGCACTGGTAACCCTATCGAGGTAACTAACTGGAAGTTTTGGATGCCTATATGGATTAGTGGGCCTATCAAGGTCTCTAAGTTGGGCATTATTCAAAAGATTATTTCTACTATTCACAAGGGAAGTACGCTAGTAGATATCGAGAACCAGGATCTCCTATTAGGTCAGCGTCAAAAGATTACGCCGTATGGTTATCAGGTTCTACTTGTGGGCAACAAGTTACAGATTTTACCTGCTAGTACTCCTAGTGATGATAACAGCGACTTTGATGTTGATACGCAGGGACCCAACACTGAGGTATACTGGAACGCTATTCTAAACGTTTACGGTAAAGTTCGTCCTGGTGTCACCCAGATTGCGCTTGAGAATGAGTTTATGGGCACCGAGATCGTAGGCACTATTGATTATGATCCTGATGATGACCGTCTGCTAACATACACAATAGATACTGATACTCTACCACAAGATACTATATTACCCGTTGATAGTGTTATTGATCCAAATGTAAAATATCCAGGTGGTCTATTACCCGCCGACACTGTAGGTCAAAGATACCTTATTGTTTCTGATATCGCTCAACAAAGAGAAAGAACACTTACTAGTAATTTAGTGGCATGGAAAGGTCTGACTGAGGGCGCTGGAGCCAATGATATCATTGAGTATGGCACTATTACTACCAGTCATCTAACTCTACCTAGTACTCTTGGCAGCACTCAATTACATCTAAAAACTACTAATGGCATCTGGACCGGGTATACGGTGACATTTGCTCTGAATGGCACATCAATTGGAACTGTCTTGTTTGTTGACCATGATTCCGGCATAGTTACATTAGATACACCTCTTGCTATTATCATAAAAGAAAATGATACTATTACGTTTAGTGGTACCGGCTGGGGTATTAGTTATGACGCTACGGCTACTAGTAATACCGAATACGTGACTAACTTGACTACTAATATACAATATCGTATAAATGGTGGTGTATGGCGTCAGTCATACACGGGCTATTATGACGCTGGGCAATGGCGGGTGATTATATAATGGAGAAGAGTAAGCGGCCAATCAACGCGGTTGGTGTCTTGTTCTATGCGCAAGATACTGGTCGAGTGTTATATCTGTTGAGAAATCAGCGTGAGCAGACTTGGTCAGTGCCTGGTGGTAAGATTGAGCGGGGCGAGACACTAAAGGAAGCGCTTGTTCGTGAGTGTCGTGAGGAGGTAGGTCACTGGCCCGATCTAAACAGATTGATACCGATTGACTGCTATCGAAGTAATGATAATAGATTTGTGTATCATACTTTCTTTTGTTTAGTGCCTCGTGAGTTTTTACCAGTTCTGAATGATGAACACATTGCTTATTGTTGGAGCACTCTTGGTAGTTACCCTAAACCGCTACACAGTGGTCTATACACTACCATGACTGACCCAACTATACAACAAAAAATCAATATTGTGTTTGATACTCTAAAATAAAAAGCCCCTGTCCTGGGGCTTTACTATTTGCTAATACTGGGATTATGCGTTGTTGACTGTGGCAACTTCGTATAAGCCAGGTGCTGGTTTAGTAGCACTTGCTGCACCGAATGTTAGGTAATAGCCGACGCCTGCGAATGTTACACCGAACTCGTCGCCTAACTTTGCTAGTCGTGCTGTTGCCGCTGCGGCATCAGTGATAGTGATAGTCATTGTGTCGTTTGTTAGTGCGCCATCTGCTAGGTCTGCTAATACGCAAGTGCCGGTGTTTGTGCCGTCACTAACAAGGAAGCGTCTCGCTCCTTTTTGTCGGATAATATAACCAGTTGCTTCTGCGTTAGAGCCAATTTTGACTTGGCACACTATTTGTGTTCCTGCTAGTGCAGTATTACCACCAACTACACCGTAGCCTGATTGATTGCCATAGCCTGCTTGTACGGCTAGTTTTTGTGTCTTTATAGGACGCCCCATTTGTTTTCTCCTTTTAGAAGTCCATTGTGAGTTCTAGTCACTACGCTGTTCTGGGTCTCAGCATAAGTCTCGTTGACCATTCAACGAGAACATTTGAACAATAGTATTTATCAGTTTAGTGTGTTTAGTAAGTCAGTGAGTTTGTCTGGTGATAATGTCTCTGTATACCCATCAGGACACCGTTCTTTTGTTACATATCGACCACCAAATAGTACTTTGATGGACCGTTCCCACTTTAGTGCTTCGCTCCCGTCTTCGAACAGTTTTGTTATTACAATCTTATATGTGCCGTTACGTTTATGTGACTGTAATCTTGTCTCAAGCGAGTTAGTTACGCCGAACTTGATGTAATCACCGAAGTCTAATATATACACGTGGGCTTCTTTACCCTGGTTGAATCCCCCGCCGGCACAAACAGGGCAACCAGTTCTCTTTATCACTGCCAATGGTGATGTGACCCATCTATGGCCTAGTTTGCATTCTAACTCAGTTCGTGTGCTCAAGTCAATGTACTCACCGACAATAGTCACATTCTTTTTTGACAGGAGCATATCGGCATCTTCACGTGAGGTTGGACAATCTCTATTACATCGTGGGCATCCTGTACCGGCATACAGTACTTTTCCGGGCTTAGCTAGCCATTTGTGTCCACACGCCAAGTGCGTGAATAGAGTTTTTGCTTTTGACTTCACGTACTCACCTATCATAACAATGTCTCTATTGTCTTTTGCTAGTCTATCGTTGACTATGCTTTTTGATAGGACATTACCAGAACACACTGGACAACCAGTCGCTTGTAGAACTCTATTTGGTGTCGCCTTCCATTCGTTACCGCATTGGCATTTGAATAGAGAATGCGTTTTTGTGCTAGTATACTCATCTAGCATAGTTATGCCACGATGTTTTATTCTCTCATTTATTATTGTGGTAGATAATCTTTCACGCATTTTTCATTATAAAACATTTTTATGTCTTTGTCTAGTATTTTGGTGAGCATTGTATTTATCGACTGGCATAGAAAAAGGGCACTAGGTGCCCTCGTTCGTTGAGTAGGATTACTTTACGAGAGTGTCGCCTGTAATCCCACGCCTGATACCCAACCGAATACGATTGTACGACCACTAGTGTTAGTGCCGATAGTTGGCAACTGAGTTGGTAGTGTACCGGTTGTTGATACAATGGTATATGTACCAGCAGAGGTTGCTGTTGTCCAGTTTACTGTCCAAGCACCGTTGATAGCGAATGCTCCAGTTACTGCGATACGACCTACTGATGACGAACCGTTAGAGATGATATTTAGAATACCACCACTGTTGATAGTCAACGCACCTACTGTGTAGACACTAGGAGCATACGCATTGTAGTCATAAGCAGTGATAGCACCGCCGCTGTAAATAGTGTGTGTTCCTGTTAGTGATACAGTACCACCGCCGTATACGCCATAGATGTTTACTTGGCCAGAGAATGTACTAGCCGCAGTTACAGCGATTACACCAGTACCTCTGATAGTTAGGTTACTACTACCAGTGATAGCACCAGTAAATGTTAGAGGACTTGTACCAGCAGACGAGAAGATTGTACTATCACTAGACACTTCTAGACCGCCTGACAACTGAAC